TTGTTAACAGGCCTATGCACCTTCCTATGAGTACAAAAGCCTGTTAACTCCCCTTGCTTTATCAGGATACAAGGTATTAATCAGTACCCACTACGGTCTTTGAACTACCTTGCACCTAGACTCCACATTAGTCTTTCTAGGAGTTTCTAGTCAAATGCGTCCTCTGTCTCGCCCATTTTTTACACTGGTATGGTGTCATTGAATGCATCTAGGGGAACTCTCCACGACCGCTCTGGTTCATAGAACCACTCAGGTTTGTTGCACTCCTCGACAGGTAACCATCCGTAGACCTCAACCTCTGAGTAGTAATCTCTATCTAAGACACGAACCCCTACAAGTATCCCCGATTTTTCTACATCCTTTGGAAAGACTGGAATGGCATCCCTAGTTCGAACTGACTTAACCTCGATATTGGGAATGACATCTGGGAAGTGCTTTCGATACGGATGCTCTGAGTTAGGGTAGAATGGAAATACGAGAGGTTGCTTGTACAACTTGGCTACTGAGTACTCAGCCACGATAGTCCTAACATTGGCTGCTATCTCTGGTTCTAGAAACTTCTTGTTATCCCCCGAATAGTTATCACGGTCAATTGACCCCCACTTCATCATCCATCGATTAAGAGCAATATCGGCACATGCCCGCACCTCTGCTTGCGATAAATTTACTAATTGGCTCATGTGGCTACCCTAGCAGAGGAACAGCCCTGCCCTTCGGCTACTGCCTAAACTCCCAGGGTCCAACCGTGGTTCTCATCTGGGGGCCTGAAAACAAGCCACTTTTTAAGGGTGGGGGGTCACGTTCATTCTTCTTTATCAATTTAAATAACTTGTTTCTTACACTTGTATTACGTGTTCTATCTACGTGTAATTAATTAAATAAATTAACTATTGATAGTGCGTTTGATAGTTGCATTGGCTACTGTGTTTTATAACTAATTGGCTGTGCGAATAACACCAGCCAAACAGTCACTTTAGAATGCTGTTATCAGATACTTAATCAATAAATAAACTAACTACTTCAACGCATTACTAATCACTATCTATTACGTATTAATTGATTCAATAGATACGTGCTACCTATTGCTACCTATTGCTACCTATTGGTTATTTATCATCTACCTACGACATGTATCTATCTATCTCTTATCTATAAGAAGTAATAACAACCTTCTTTAGTAACCCCGAATAATTTTAAAATTGACGCACGGAATAGTCCCTGCCGAGCAACCGAGATAACAACGTGTAGTAAGTATTAGTTGACGTGCATTAATAATTACTTACAATCAATTAGTTATGCAATTACTAATTACTTTATCTATCTATTCTTCTTTAACAATTAATAACTATTTAGTTGCCCCGTAATTTTTTAACCATTCATTCGCCATGGGGGATAGATACCCCCATTCCGACACGCTCCCCACGCTCAAAACACGCTCAGTTTGGCAGGAGTTGCGGTTCGTCAGCCCCTCATGCAATAATTGCCTCAAGTCGTTAGCCCGAGGGTCGTAGTCGTGGTGAGAGAGTAAAAGTAATTATTTATTTTTTTACAATCAATCAATCAAGTTACGTGATTACATAATCAAACGAACTTCTTTAGATTCAGTAAATAATTCAGACAGCAAAACTTTTACATAGTTGGTTCTACAACATCGCAACTATTGCTAACGACTTCAAGGTGCATTGAACTGCACAATAAATAATTAGTAACTACGCCAAGTGCGACAAACTCAAACGGTTACTTGCAATCTTATTTATTCTACTTACATTCAATCTTAAATACGCAAGGTGTATGACTAACTACTTCACGTTGTTAGTCATACGCCTTGTGTAGTTAATTCGAACTACACACTATGAAAGGGAAGTCATGGCTAAGACATACAAAGATACAAAAGATAAATACCTAACTGCTGACGAACTACTTGAACGCAGTTATACAAAACGTAATTCAATTCGCAAAATACGTTTGAACAATCTTCTTTTAGAAGAGGCAACAACTGAACTACAACTCGCAATCAAAAACTATCGGGAGGCAAAATAAAAATGACAACAACAACAATCACAACTGGTTATGCAGTATTGGTTACATCGCAAACATCGGAACTCGGTTATCTTCGACAACAATTAGTTGTTGCTGACATCGAACGCGGTGTAAAAGTATGGACACGTGTTACTAACGGCGGTCGCGGTGTATCAAACGCATGGACTGATTCAACTTACGATTCATTCACTACCAACAACTTTGGTAACGAATTAATTGTTGGCTCTGTTCTATCTTCACCACTTACACCAACTGACATCAAGGACGTGTTTACTGATAACTCTGCATTCAACATGATTCAGAAGTTAACAAAACAATTCGCACTACGCGATAAAACACTTACTGGTCAATTACTAAGTGACGTTGTTGCAGACGTTGATACTTGCTTGGCAACTGACATTAATTCGCTTGTGAAGTTTCGTAGTGACGGTCGTGCAGATAAAACTGCAACTACAAACTACAAGCAAATCAACATCGCTTCTGCACCAATCAGAACTTCACCTGTTGCACCTAGTGCACCTGTTGTTGTTGTTCGTGAGGACATTCCACTTGAAATTAAAAACAAGTATGTGCCTTCACCTTCTGACCCTGAAGTTGCGAATTACATTCAACGCACATTCGACGGTATAAAAGAGTTTGACATCTTCGAACGTGCTTTGATTAATAAAGAAAACGTATTGCTAGAAGGTCATGCAGGAACTGGTAAAACAACTTCTGCAAAAGCATTCGCTTCTTCAAAAGGTTTACCGTTCTATGCAATCGGCATGAACCTTGCAAGTGAACCTTCTGATTACAAAGGACAACTCGAACCTCAAGCAGACGGCACACTCAAGTTTGTTTACGGTGAGTTAGCACTCGCATTTAAATACGGCGGTGTTGTTCTTCTTGATGAACTTTCATTCATTAAAGAAGGTTGCTCTGCTGACATGCACAATGCACTTGATAAGTTGCGACAGATTACTTTGCGTGGCAACGACAATGAAGTTATTCAAGGTCATGATGAACTTCTTATCATCGGTGCATACAACGCAGGTTATCGTGGAACTCGTAAATTAAATGAGGCGTTTGCAGATAGATTCACAACTCAATTAGTTTACGAATACGACTCGACTATTGAAAAGAAAATCATTAAGTCAAAGTCGTTACTGGAACTTGCAACGCAAATGCGTGCAGAGTCTGTTCGTGGAGAGTATGAGACACCAATCAGTCTCAGACTTCTTAAGGGCTTTCAGTATCACGTAATCACTTACAACTTCGACTTCGCTGTTCGTTGCTTTGTTAATCACTTCAACGAAGAAGAGCGTTCAAGCGTTAAGTTGTTGTTGGAGGCTTACAGCACCAACATCGCAGAAGAGTATGAAGTTGCAATCAATACTCCTAACGTTGACAAGGGTGCAGATAATTAATCTGCACTCTTGCAACATTCTTTATAAAAAAATCCGCAACAAAAAATCTACAGAGAGGCAGTCATGCAACAACTAACAACACAAGAACAACAGAACGAAAAGCGCGATAGATTACTTCGATTAGCACAAGTGTTTCAACGTGCTAATTCTGTTATTGCACTTCGTCCAATTAAAGTGCACATCGTCAATCAACCTGACGGTGCTCCTGCTTGGTCGGGTGCTAACGACGTATGGTTCAACGAAGCAAAGATTAATGACAAGTTTGATACAGAGACTTTGTTATCAATCCAAGGCTTGGACTTTCACGAGTTAGCACACGTTCGTTACACACCACGTAACGGTTCTGACATCTGCTTATGGGTAATTGAAAACAATTACTGGAAAGCATTCAATGCGTTAGAAGACCAACGTATCGAAACACTTATGGTTGGCAGATTCCCTTCAACTGTTAATTGGTTGACTGCAACTGTTGCACAATTCATTCTTAATACTCCTGAAGCAATCGAGAATGCGTATCCGTTATTACGCGGTCGCAGATACTTGCCTCTTGAGATTCGTCAACTTGCACGCAAGCACTATGCAAAACAAGAAAACATAGTTGCACTTGGTGAAGTAATTGATGAATACCGTTTGCTGTTATTCCCTGACGATACAGAACGTGCAAAAGAATTAATTGCACGATTCGCAGAATTAATTCAGGGCGATAATCTTGCAGACCCAAACGGTCATGAAGCGAGACCATTCCAAGGTCATGAGTCTTCTGATTCACGTCCTGCACCAAAGCGTGAACAAGAGCGTGACCGTAAGAATGCAGAGAAGCAAGAAAAAGAATTAGATAAAGAAGATACACAATCTTCTTCTGCTGATTCTGATGATGATTCAGATTCTGATGATGATTCAGATTCAGATTCAGATTCACAATCTAACTCTTCTTCAGATAACTTTGCAGACCCAAACGATAAAGGTGGTAATGGTGGTAATGATTCTGATGATGAATTAGATTCAGATGATGATTCAGATTCAAAAGAAGATTCCGATTCTTCTTCTGACTTTGGTGACGTAACTGTTGCTGAAGATTCTGATGATGATTCAGAGTCTGATGATTCTTATGAAGCAGATAACTTAAGCCGTCATGCTGGTGCTGGTGGTAAAAGTAAAACTGCAAACTCTCAAGAAGTTACAGACACCATGGAAGAGATTATCCAATCAGTTACTGAAGAACTTATGGATAATCTAAATAAGTTATCAATGCAGGTTGTTGGTAAACCTCTTATGGGAACTGTTAATGCAGAGTCGGTATCACGTGCTGATTACCGTTCTGTATCTGCAACTGCAGACTTAGTAATGGTGCAACGTTCGTTTGCTCGTGAGTTAGAAAGACTCAAAGCAAACTACGACCCTTCATGGTTAACTGAGCAACGAAGTGGAAAGTTAAATGCCAATCGTTACATGCAAGGTGCAAGTGTTCGCACTTTGTTTAACAAGTGGCAAAGCGGTCGCGATGACGTAACTGCAATCGAAGCAGTTATTCTTCTTGACCGTTCTTCTTCAATGCAAGGTCACAATGCAAAAGAAGCATACAAAAGTTTGTGGGCTATCAAACGTTCTTTAGACAAAGTGCAGGCACGCACAACTGTTTACACGTTTGATTCACATACTCACTTACTTTATTCTGCAGATGAAAAAGCAGATACAACAGTAAGAGATTCAGGTGCAAGTGGAACAACACAACCTGAAGTTGCAATCTTAAATGCACAAAACATTCTTGCTACTACAGACAAGCCAATCCGCATTCTCTTCATGATTACTGACGGTGCATGGGGCGGAGATAAAGCGGAAGAGTCTGTAAGAAGAATGAAAGAAGCAGGTGTTCTCACTTGCCAAGCACTTCTCTATCCTAATGAAGTTTCGAATGAAGGATTAGAAAGGTGCAGACATAACTTTGAGATAATCAAACGAATTGGTGAAGCCAAAGACATCTTGTCTCTTGGTCAATCACTAGTGCGAACTGCAATCGCACGTCGTTTGGTATCTCAATGAGGAGTTAGTTGTAGTTGCCTCTCCAACTAACTAGCAGGGCAGAGACTTCCCTCTCTGCCCTGCACAATCTTTCACCGCAACAAAAAATCCA